CAGCGTTCCCCAGGCCCAATAGAACTGTGCCGGTGTATGGTGTGGGCAGTAGCGCAAGTATCTAAACCAAAGCAAAAGACAAAACCTATGATGGTCATTGTGGGTGGCTAAACTACTGGCGGTATTGCTCTGGGCGTTGTCGGGATGAGCAGGGCAATACCACAAATCTCATCATGAAAGTGACATACTGCAACCATGGCTCTGTTCGATAAAAAAGTTACCAAGGCTGCTATCAGTCCAATGCCTGACGTCCAGGCTGCAGTCGGCTACGGCGGTGCCAACATGATTGGTGACTTCTGGGCATACCAACAGGGCGAAGCACGAGCAGCAGCAATGCAAGTAGCCACCATCTCCAGAGCCCGTGACCTTATGGCCTCAGTCCTTGCCTCTATGCCACTAAAAATGTACGGCGAAATGTGGAACGAAGTAGATGGCGAAATGGAAGAAATACCACTGGCCCCTCGCTCATGGCTACGCCAACCAGACCCCACAGTTACATACCCATTCCTCATGGCCTGGACATTCGATGACCTACTGCATTATGGGAAAGCCTATTGGTACATTACGGCTAGAACTAAAGACGGCTTTCCGTCAGCGTTTACTCGTATCCCTGCAGGCTCTGTAACTACACCTGACATTCCAGGCAACATTCCTTTCGGCCCTTCCAAAGAGATTTTCTTTGCAGGCAACTATTTAAAAACAGAAGATGTTGTGCAGTTCCTTTGCCCAATCGAAGGCATTGTTTACAACGGCCAGCAGACCATTTCTACAGCGCTGGCAATCGGTGAGGCTCGTAAGCGCAACGCTTCATCTGCTATTCCTGCAGGAATCCTTAAACAAACGGGTGGCGAACCACTCTCAGGTCAAGAACTTGCAGACCTAGCGGCTCAATTCAACACAGCACGAGCCACTAACCAAACTGCTGCACTCAATGAGTTCCTAAGTTACGAAGCCACCACAGCCTCACCAGACAAGATGCTGCTTATTGAATCAGCCAACTACTCTGCTTTGGAAGCGGCCAGATTGTGCTCAGTGCCGCCATACCTCGTAGGAGTCAGTACGGGTGCCTACTCATACCAGTCATCTGAACAGGCTCGTGCTGACCTTTACATCTTTGGAGTCCAGCCCTACGCTCAGTGCATAGCGTCCACGCTCAGCATGAACAATGTCCTTCCTCGTGGAACCTACGTCTGTTTCGACACTGACGATTTCCTAGTAGAGAACGAAATGGCCGACACCATGAACCAACCACAACCAGAACAAAACACACAGGAAGCGTTAGCAGAATGAAACTTAACCTCTCAGCCGGCTTTGCCATTGACGTAGAAGCAGCAGCAGGCGAAGCGCCTACTCGCCAAATCTCCGGTATTGCAGTGCCCTACAATGTCCCAGCCACAGTATCTGACGGCACAAAGGTGCAGTTCGCTGCAGGCTCTTTGCCAGTAGATGGCAAGGCACCAAAGATGTTCATGTACCACGACAGTAGCCAGCCAGTCGGTCTAGTCACTGCCCGTACCGAAACAACAGAAGGCATGATGTTCGTAGCATCCATCGTAAACACCCAGGCCGGTACGGATGCTTTGACCATGGCCTCAGCCGGAGTGCTTGATTCCGTGTCAGTAGGCGTCAATGTGCTCGAAAGTTATAACGATAAAAACGGCACAATGGTTGTCACGTCAGCCGATTGGTTAGAACTCTCGCTCGTGCCTATCCCAGCATTTTCCGGTGCCCTCGTAGAATCCGTGTTTGCATCAAATGAATCTGTTACCATTCCAGAAGAACAGGAACCCGACGAGCCTGAAGCAACCGAACCACAGGAGAATCCAGTGTCAGAACCAATCATCGAAGCCTCAGCACCTGAGTCAATTCCAACTTCACCTCTTTACGCACAAGCAGCACGAGAGTTTACTTTGCCATCAGCAGGCGAATACATGGCAGCACTTCACGCAGGTGGCCAGACTTTTGCAAATATAAACAAAGCAGTTGCTGATTACACAGCATCAAAGCGCACAAACATTCAGGCCGCTGCTGGCGATGTCATCACAACTGACACACCTGGATTGCTCCCAATCCCCGTGTTGGGGCCTCTGGTGCAAGACCTTAATTTTCTCAGACCAGTCTGTGAAGCCGTGGGCGTTCGTGCATATCCAGACGCTGGAATGCAAAAGACATTCGTGCGTCCAACCATCACAACTCATACCTCAGTAGCGGCTCAAAGTTCTGAACTTGCAGCAGTATCAGCAACCACCATGGTTATTGCTTCAAACTCAGTAACTAAAACCACACTTGCTGGTCAGGTCACATTGAGCGCACAAGATATTTCGTTCACGAGCCCTGCAGCAATGCAGTTAATCTTGAATGACCTCATGGGTGAATACATGATTGCATCTGACAATCTTGCAGCAGACAACTTGCTCACAGCAGCAACATCATCTGGTGTTTGGGACTTGTCAGTTGCAGACCTTTTGAAGAGCGTTTACGACTCAGCAGTGGACATTTCAAATGGCCGCAACTGGACACCAACACATATGTTCGTATCTCCTGACGTTTGGGGCCAACTCGGACAACTTGCAGACACCACTGGCCGTCCAGTGTTCCCATTCATTGGTGCAGGTCTTACAGGCCAGAACGCACTTGGAAGTGCATCAGCATCTTCGTGGAACGGAAACCCACTCGGCTTGCAACTTGTTGTAGATAGCAACTTTGCTGCAAAGACAATGATTATCACACGAGTAGGCCAAGGCCAAGGCGATGCATACGAGTTCTATGAGGCACCTCAATCCCTCATGAGTTTCGAAAACCCATCAGTTTTGGGACGCACCATGAGTTACCACTCCTATGTAAGTACCTTCGCCGCCATCCCAGGAATGATTCGCAAGATTACCCAGGCTTAGCCCGAAAGGCGGTTAGCCGCCATGGCTACATACGAGATTATTTTTAACCAACGCATAGACAACTATGCAGTGGTTCAAACTCTCACAGATAACGACGTAGTAGTCGGTGAGTCAATCACTGTCTCAGGTCTTGGGTCTGGGCTAAACGGAACCTTCACTGTTTACGCCCAGCCTCAGTACCTGTTTATGGGTACCGACTCTGACGGCAACCTCATTTTCGATGCGTATGTACCAATCCCTAACCAGGTGATGTACTACGACGCAGACACAGACCTAGACCGTGTTGCTGTGCAGCCCCCTGGCACATTAACTTTTACGCAGACCTGCACATGGATTACAGCAGCACAGTTGCTTACATACATGGGCGTGGAAATTACAAACCCCAGCGATGACTACACCCTGCTAACACAGGCAGTCTCAGCCAGTAACGCATTCTGTTTTAGACGCAGGCAAGAATCCGGCTATACAGGTGACACCCTTAGCACCCCAACCACCAGTGGTGACGTCATCCTCGGTACCCTGATGTATGCGGCAGCCCTATGGCGTGCCCGTGGCAGCGTCCAGGACACCTTTGCTACATTTGACGGAATGGGCTCTGCAAGCGTCTCAGCGATGACTCCAATCATTAAGCAACTTCTGGGCATCTCACGCCCCCAGGTGGCGTAGTGGCTTACACAGACCTTCTGAACGAAGCCATAGATGATGTGGCAGCAAAGATAGCCACAATCTCAGGGCTAAGAGTTGTAACAGACCCCACAAAGATTGTGCCCAACTGTGTATTCATTGACGCCCCATCGTTCACAACCTTTGCCGGCAACGGCAACATTCTTAACGTGACTTTCCCTATTAAAGTTTTAGGCTCTGGCCCTGCAGGTCTCCCCGTCTTGCGTCAGTTGCTAGACACCACAGCCAAAGTAATTTCGAGCAATGTCATAGTAATGAACGGCCAGCCAACGGCCTACCTCATTGGCGGTGCCGAATATCCCTGCTACGACCTAGTAGTATCCATACAAGCACAGACAGCGTAAGGCAGACAATGTACACAATCATTTCCCCAAGAATCGGAACACCAGGCGACAAGTTCGAGCCATCCGAAGAAACCAACATTGACGCCCTTATTGAAGGTGGCTTCATCAAATCCGACAAACCAACCACAAAATCTGCTAAAACAGTAGAAACATCTCCAGAGGAGTAACTCACATGGCTACCAGCACATACCTTTCAAACCCATCACTTACTGTTAATGCAGTTGATTTAAGTGACCAATGCACATCGGCAACTTTGACGGTTAAATTCGATGCTCTCGAATCGTCGGCGTTCGGAAATTCTTCAAGGGTCTATACCGCTGGATTAGGCGACCACGAATTAGTGTGCGAGTTGTTCATGTCCTATGCCGCTTCAGAGACTTACGCAACTTTGGCCGCTTTGGTGGGCACACAAACCACAGTGGTTATGAAGCCAACGTCAAGCACTGTCGGCGCAACCAACCCATCGTTCACTTTGACCGGCACATACCTTGAAGCATTGCCAGTCATTGACGCAACACTTGGAGAATTGTCAAGCATCTCGCTTACATTCCGTGGCGGCACTTACGCTGCTGCAGTCGCATAACAAACCAAACAAAGGAAACCCGACATGAAACTAGAACTTCGTGCTGACATGGGCGAAGGCCCATTCACAGTAACCACCAACCTCTGGTGTGTCACTCAATGGGAACGCAAGTACAAAACCAAAGCCTCAGAGATGGCCAACGGTATCGGCATCGAAGATTTATCTTTTCTTTGCTGGGCTGCTTGCCAGACTCACGGCATTGTTGTACCTATTGTGTTTGATGACTTTATTAAAAAACTTGTCAGCCTAGAAGTTGTATCTGAGGACACAGACCGCCCTTTCTCCGAGGCACCTACCGACATTCCCTAGCGGCGGTGCTGGTAGCCACAGGGTTCTGGCCACATGAGATAGAGTTCACCAATGACGACCTCTCGACAGTCATCAAAATGATAAATGAAAGTCGAAAGTAATGAGTACAAGCGTTCAAGTTTTAGGTCTTAAAGAGGCACTAAAAGAACTGAACCGCATTAACCCATCTTTGCGCCGTGAAATAACACGAGACTTTAAAAAGATTGTGGAGCCTGTAATTACGCAGGCAGAGACAATGTTGCCATCCGGCGCACCTCTATCGGGTATGGCACGACCATGGACAGGGAACTCCGGCGTGGACATCATGAGTTGGCTAGACGACCGAGTAAAGAAAAACCTTAAAGCCTTTACCAGTGGCAAGGCAGTGCGTGACGCACCTAGCGGCTTCCGTCAGAACCTTGGCATCTTTGGCATCCGTTGGGCTGGCCCCCAGGCCACAATCTTTGACATGGCAGCAGAAGGAACATTAGGCACAAACCTAACCAATACCTATGGGCAACCTTCCCGTGTCCTCTACAAGGCTTACAACGCTGCCAGCACTGACGTTAATCGTCAGGTCACTGACTTAGTAAACAAAGTAATGGAATCTACAAACAATGCCATGAGGATTAAATGAGCGTAATTCTTAACATCATTGCCGCCTTCGACGACAAGGGAATAAAAAAAGCCGAGCAGGCTTTTAAGCAACTGCAAAACTCTTCGGACAAGGCCCAGTACGCAATCACTAAGGCTGCCGTACCTGCCACGGCTGCTCTTGCTGGCCTTGCTGCCACAACAGTTGTCTTTGCTAAAGCCGCCGCCGCAGAGGCTGGCCAGATGGC